CTTTTTACTGTATCCCAGATATCTTTATCTCGAACGGAGTCGAGGTAATCACATCCGGCAAAAGTCAAGTTCTGAACTGCATACTGTTTATACCGACGGCCTAAAGTAGATACGTCGTATGCGTCTATAAAGCCTGCCTGATGTAAGAGAAGCAGATGATAGTTGATAACATCTTGGTTACTGTTCAGATCTGAAAAGGATTCCGGATACATTGGTGGGTTATCGTTGTACGTTTCAATCTTCAGTAGGATATCTCTCAACAAATCTAAGTCCCGTTTCATGGTTAACACCTCCTTTCTGCCAACATTATAACAGAGTGAGCAGAAAGAGAATTACAACACCCTACCACAGAAAACATAGAAAGGAGAGAAAAAATGGAAAAATTCATGTTAACCCCGAGAGAAGCTTGTAAATGCACAGGAATAGGTGAAAAGCAAATTCGAGACTGGGCAAAGAATGACACCACATTCCCTGCGCTGTCAGTAGGAGTTGATGTCCATATTCCTTATGACGAGCTGAAGGCATGGCTGTCAAATCGTGCACGGCTACGAGTGGGTCTAAAAACACATGACTCTCAAGTTGCCGGGATTATTAGGAAGAGGAGAAAGCAGGCATGAATAAACCGTTGATTTGTACGACAATTCTCATGTCGGCAGCATTGGTAGCAGGCGCCGCGGTTGACGCGGACAACATCTATCACCGGATATTTCCGGAGACAAAGATCGTCGAATACCGGAGAGAAGTCAGACCGGGCGACACATTGTGG